ATTTTGCTAACAAAGCTAATGAAAGAGGAATGAATATTAATCCTGGGTCTTCAACAAAAGCTGGATATTTAAGTGATTATGAGGCCGGGGAACATTATAATATGACCCCTGAACCCGCAGACGCAATCTCAAGAACTAATTTTAATGATTCTTATAATTACAATGATGTCGATGCATTGACAGCAGATGAACAAGCACAATTACCTTTTGATCGTATAACACCACAACAAACTATGTTTGGTAAAGCAAGAGATTTAGCAAGTGCTGGTATAGGTAAAGCTGGAAAATTAGGTATGGATGCTTTTAATATGTTAAAAAATAATAATCCTTTAGGTTTTGTATCTTCTCTAGTTAATACAAGAAATCCTTTAAGTCCTGGATCATCAAATTATAATTCTAATCTTCAAGGTCAAATAAATTCTTTAAAAGGACAAACAGGAACAAGAATTACTGGAACGTCTGATAATTTAAAATTTACAGATGGTTTATCAATGATAAATGGTAATAAGTATGGACTGGGTTCAGTATTATCTGGTAAAAATGTTACATCAGGTTTTGGAACAAATGATTATGAATTATCATTAGAAAAATACATAGAAAAAATGATGAGTTATAAAACTCGTTCAAAATTTCAACAAGCAAAACTTGATAGAGCAAAAAAAGAATTAGCTGACGAACAAGGTAGACAACAATCAATATTGGATGCAGCATACGCGTCTCAATCTAAAGCATCAAGAGATAGACAAAATGCAATGACCGGTGGAAGATATGATGGAGCATCAAGTGCTCAAGAATATGCTTCAGATCCAGGTAAAGGCTCAACTTTTTCAGGTTCTTCTAAAGATGGAGGTGTTATGGGTTATGGTGGAAAAAGTGGTACTCCTCGTTATGCACAATTTAAAGAAGGTGGTAAAATAGATGCAAAAAGTTTTTTAGATATGATTGATGTTAAAGCTTCAGGATCTAAATCTGGTAAACAACAGATACAAGGTGCACCAAAAGGTATTACAATGGATAATGAATCAATTAATGCTATTGTAAGAGCAGATATACCTATATCTGAAAAAATAGACATTCTCGCAAGTTATGGATATGGTAAAGATAGATCTAAAGTTGAAAAAGATAATGAAGAATTATTTTTAGGTGAAGGTGGCTATAAAGATAGGAACGTTGGAATGGGTTTCAACAAAGATGGTGAAGGTATTGGTGGAACTATGACATATAATATAGAAACAGGTGACCCTGAATTTAAAATAAGATTTAAAAAAAATTTTTCAAAAGGTGGCAGAGTAGGATTTAAAAAAGGTGGACTTGCAACAATGTTTAAACTAAAAGGATAAATATGGCAGAAATAGATGACGCTTTACCGAATCAATCTGTAAGCGACGAAGAATTCAAAGAAACAGAAGTAACTGAAGTAGAAACACCTAACGAAGACATTGTTCAAAAATCAGAAGACGTCGAAGTAACAATGGATGACGAAGGTGGCGCCGAAGTATCTTTTGATCCCAATGCACTTGACCCATCAATGGCTCAAGATCATTTTGCTAACTTAGCTGAATCATTAGACGATGGAGTTTTATCTCCATTAGGAAATAAATTATTTGATCAATACACAGATTACAAAGAATCTAGAGGAGATTGGGAACAATCTTATAGAGAAGGTTTAGAACTATTAGGATTTAAATATGAGAGAAGAACAGAACCTTTCAGAGGAGCTAGTGGTGTTAATCATCCAGTTCTTGCAGAAGCAGTTACACAATTTCAAGCGCAAGCTTATAAAGAATTATTACCAGCCGACGGTCCAGTAAGAACGCAAATTTTAGGAGCTACATCTCCAGAGAAACAAGATCAAGCACACCGTGTAAGAGATTTTATGAATTATCAAATTATGGATCAGATGAAAGAATATGAACCAGAGTTTGACCAAATGCTTTTCTATCTACCCCTGTCCGGTTCTACCTTTAAGAAAGTTTATTATGACGACCTTTTAGGTAGAGCCGTTTCTAAATTTGTACCGGCAGATGATTTAATTGTACCTTACTCAGCTAACTCTTTAGATGACGCAGAAGCGGTTATTCACGTTATTAAAATTTCAGAGAATGAATTAAGAAAACAACAAGTTGCAGGATTTTACAGAGATGTTGAATTAGGTTCGCCCCCTGTAACTCAAAACGAATTACAAGATAAAAAATTAGAACTTGAAGGAATTCAAAAAGATGGTCAAGAAGATCAATACACTTTATTAGAAATTCATACAAATTTAGATTTAGAAGGTTATGAAAATATGGGTGAAGATGGAGAAGAAACAGGTATTAAACTTCCTTACGTCATAACAATAGCTGAATCCAATCAAACTGTTTTATCAATTAGAAGAAACTACAATCAAGGTGATACATCAATGAAAAAAATTAATTACTTTGTTCAGTTTAAATTTTTACCAGGTACTGGTTTTTATGGCTTTGGTTTAATTCATATGATTGGTGGTTTAACAAGAACAGCTACAGCTGCGTTAAGACAATTACTTGATGCTGGAACTTTAGCTAATTTACCCGCTGGATTTAAATCTCGTGGTATTAGAATTAGAGATGATGCACAACCCTTACAACCTGGTGAGTTTAGAGATGTAGATGCACCTGGTGGAAACATTAAAGATCAGTTTATGACTTTACCTTTCAAAGGTCCTGATCAAACATTATTACAATTAATGGGTGTTGTAGTATCAGCTGGTCAGCGTTTCGCGGCTATCGCTGATATGCAAGTAGGCGATATGAACCAACAAGCTGCAGTGGGTACGACTGTAGCGTTATTGGAACGTGGTTCACGTGTAATGTCAGCCATACACAAAAGATTGTATGTAGGACTTAAACAAGAATTTAAATTATTAGCGAATGTATTTAAAACATATCTACCACCTGTATATCCTTACGATGTACCCGGTGCTGCTAGAAATGTTAAGGTCTCAGACTTTGATGATAGAATAGATATTCTACCGGTTGCAGATCCAAATATATTTTCACAAACTCAAAGAATTTCGATGGCGCAATCACAACTTCAATTAGCGCAATCGAATCCTCAACTACATAACCTATACCAAGCGTATAGGTCTATGTACGAAGCTTTAGGAGTAAAAAATATTGCATCAATTTTACCCCCACCAGCACAACCTACTCCGATTGATCCGAGTATGGAAGAAATTGCAGCGTTGGCAGGTAAACCTTTTCAAGCCTTTCAAGGACAAGATCACAAAGCACATATTGATTCACATTTAAACTTTATGAAATCTAACACTGTACAAAACAATCCTATGGTTATGGGTGCATTACAAAAAAATATTTTGGAAAGAATTAGTTTAATGTCTCAAGAACAAATTCAATTAGAGTTTAAAGAGGAATTAATTCAAGCAAGACAAATGCAAATGCAGTTACAACAAAATCCTAATAATCAACAGCTTGTTCAACAAGCAAATCAATTGACACAAAATATGAATGCTAGAAAAGCTGTGTTGATTGCAGAGCTAACTAAAGATTATATGGATGAAGAACAAAAAGTTATCAGTGAATTTGGTGGAGATCCTCTAATTAAACTAAAAACTAGAGAACTAGACCTTAAAGCAAGACAAAATCAAGCTAGAGCTGCGTTTGATGAAGGTAGAATTAGCTTAGATACTATGAAAGCTATGATGAACCAACAAAACACTGAAGATAAACTCGAGCAAAACGAAGATTTAGCAGAATTACGCTCTGAAACTTCGCTAACTAAAACAATTCTATCAAATCAAAACAGTCTTAGACGACAAGAGATGTCTAATGCTAGTAAAATTCACGATTTTGGTAGAAATTTCAAGAAAAATTAACTATAATATAATCAAGGAGAAACATTATGAGCAAAGATTGGCAAAGAGGTCAGACTTTTATGAACAAAGACGTTAAGATCGAAAAAGAACTTGGCGTTGGCGCAGATGGTTACCAAACAGGCGGTAAAACTATCGAAGCAACAGATCCTTTAGAAACTCAAACAGTAGATGTTAGAGGAACTAAAAGAATGAGAGCTGATAAAAAACCTGTTAAAGCTAAGTGGTACTAAATGTGGTTATCGGCAATTAAATTAGCCGTTTCTGCGGGTAGTAAAATTTACGCTAACAAACAGAAGACGAAGATAGCTATGTCAGATGCACAACTTATGCACGCATCTCGTATGGCTGAAGGTAAGGAAGCTTACCAAGGTAAATTACTTGAGGCTAGGCAATCAGATTGGAAGGACGAGGCGGTTCTCATAATCCTCTCGGCGCCTATAGTAATTTTAGCTTGGGCAGTGGTATCGGACGATCCGAGTGCGATGGACAAAGTAAATATTTTCTTTGAACACTTTGCAGCACTACCAAGTTGGTTTACAAATTTATGGATCTTGGTTGTTGCAAGTATCTATGGTATAAAAGGAACACAAATTTTTAGAAACGGAGGAAAAAAATAATGGGACGAGCTAACTATCAAAAAAAAACAAAAACAAAATTTAAAAATTTTGAAGGAAATTACAAAGGAAAAACTTTAGGGGGAAAAGCTAAAGAATTTGTTAAAACAGCAGGAAAACAACAAGTTCGTGGTGTTAAAAAAATAATCAAAAAAATAAAAGGAAAAAAATGAGACAAAACGGAGTAAGATCAAATGTAAGATTTCCATATGGAAAATCTGGTGCGAAAAAACAAGGCGCTAACGATAGACTTGACGAATCTTTAGGAGCAAGAAGAGGCAAGGAATCTACAAAATCACAAAGTTATAAATCTAGAAGAGATGAATC